AGTTGATGAAGTGTGTGAAAGAAGAGATGATACCTATATTAAAACAACGGGTGATAACATTGTTGAAAGATACCTTGATGATGACTTAATTGAGACATTAAGGGTTGACGAAGAATTTAATCAGGGTTCATTCCTGTTGGCTTCTTTGGTTCCAACAACATATCAAAGGATTGCGACAATGGGAACCGCAACACTTTGGGAAATCCAAATGAGAGCATGGTCATATAAACATGGACTTGCAATTCCCGCTAAACAACAAAAACAAGACTTTGTTGGTGGATTGTCACGTTTGGTTAAAGTTGGATATTCAACGGATGTATTGAAACTTGACTTTAGTTCACTGTATCCGTCAATTCAGTTGGTTCATGACGTATTCCCTGATTGTGATATAACAGGAGTAATGAAAGGTATGTTAACATACTTTAGAAATGCTCGTATTATGTATAAACAATTAGCTGAAGAATTTGAAAAGAGTGACCCTGTAAAATCTAAGTCTTATGACCGTAAACAATTACCGATTAAGATTTTTATTAACTCAATGTTTGGAGCTTTATCAGCACCTCAAGTATTTCACTGGGGTGATATGAATCAGGGTGAAAGGATTACTTGTACAGGAAGACAATACCTACGTCAGATGATTAAGTTCTTTATGAATCGTGGTTATGACCCATTGGTAATGGATACGGATGGTGTGAACTTTTCTTCACCATCAGATGTTCATGAACGTAAATACATTGGTAAGGGTTTAAATTGGAAAGTGGTGGAAGGTAAAGAATATACAGGTGCCGCTTCTGACATTGCTGAATACAATGATTTGTTCATGAAAGGTGAAATGGCTTTAGATAATGATGGTGTTTGGCCTTCTTGTATTAACTTGGCTCGTAAAAACTACGCTTTGATGACCGACAAGGGTAAAATTAAATTGGTTGGTAATACAATCAAATCAAAGAAATTACCATTGTATATTGAAGCTTTTTTGGACAAAGGAATTAAAATGTTATTGATGGGTGAAGGTCAACAATTTGTTGAGTGGTATTATGAATACTTGGAAAAAATCTTTAACAAACAAATCCCATTAAAACAAATTGCTTCTCGTGCTAGAGTTAAAATTTCTATTGAAGATTACAAAGTAAGATGTGGTCAGAAAACTAAATCAGGTAGTATGATGTCAAGACAAGCCCACATGGAACTAATTATTCACGATGGTATTGCCGCTAACTTAGGTGATGTAATTTTTTATGTAAACAATGGTACAAAGGCGTCACATGGTGATGTTGTTAAAAAAGTGGATTCATTGGTAATCAACGCTTATAGATTAGACAATGGAGAACTTGAACAGAATCCTGATATGTTGGGTGAGTATAATATAGCAAGAGCAATTGCAACATTTAATAAACGTATTGAACCTTTGATGGTTGTGTTTAAAGATGATGTTAGAAATTCTCTAATTATTGACAATCCAAGTAAAAGGGAATTCTTTACGAAAGAACAATGTCAGTTAATTAATGGTCATCCTTTTGAAGATACTGACCAAGATAAATTGGTAGATGTTTTAACCGTTTCTGAACAAGAAATGAAATTTTGGGAAAGAGTTAGTATTAGCCCTGATTACATTTATGATTTAGCAGAAGAAGGTTGGGAAAAAGAATTAGTCCAATTTGAGACCGTCTGATGATAAGATGTACCAGTTTCCACCGATAAAGTGAAACTCAACACAAGCACCTTTTCCAATTTCAACCTCATCGTATTGTTCGTCAATTTTACTCTTATCAGGTCTTATTGTGACTCTGGTAAGAGCTTTGACAACAATGTGGTCAGTTGTTTTACTGTCTAATAATAAATCGCAATGTTCAACGGTTTTAATTACAATTGCGTATTCACCCGTTGTTGTGTAATTTGTTTCTGAAATTAACGCAACTTCAGATGTTTTTACTTCAATTCCGTTAATAACTTTTTTACTTGGTATACTTCTTAATATTGGCATAAAATTATATTACATTATATGGACTTGGGAACGCTCTAAACTTTAATTGTTTGTTTAGGTTTTCTGATATTAAGGCTTCTTTTTCCATTTGTTTAACAGGACTTAATCTTTCAAGACGAAGTTTTAATTCTTCTTCAAGTTTAGCTCTTTCGTCTTTCGCTTCACCTAATAAAGATAAATAATCCAATGTTAGTTCAGAGTCAGGAGTTTTAAGGTTTCCACTATATTTACCCCAAATACGTCCTAAAGTTTCTTTACAATATGCTGTAAACCATCTTCTTACCCATTGTTGTGCTGGTGTATTAAGGTCCTGCCAATTTAAAGGTTCAAATGGAATATCTGACGGTAATCTAACAATGTCAGGGTTTTTGGCTAAACAATCATCACGGTCACCATTAGTATCGTAATACCAATACCAACATCTGTATTCGTTAAACCCAATATTTGAAAAATCAAATCTTCCACCAGGTGTATTATATAAGTGTAACGCCTTTTTACCTTCGGGAAGTGCGGTAATTCTATATGTTAAATCACCAACAATTAATCTTTGTTTTAAATTTCTATCCGCCATTCTCAACATAACGTCAAATGCTGGCATCATAAAATAACTTCCGCTAGAACCAAATTGTGCGTAACCACCAGGTCCACCTAATCCTGTTCCACCAAATCCTCCAAACCCACCCATAAATGGGTCAAACAATGAATTGTTTAATTCGGCTCTCATGAACCATAAAAGTTCATTAATTTCACGACCCGCGGGTATTTCGTAAATTTGTTGGTTTCTAACTAAATCAACATAATCTTTTTTAAGTACCGAATCACCACCTGCTTGTAATCCAACAATCTTTGAATATGCGTAAGTGTATTGTGTTTCCCAATCTAAACTTCTTTTAGTTAAAGCTCTACTTAAAGACTGTTCGTCAAGGTTCATACCATACAATGAAGTCCATTGTGCTTCAATTAACCAATCCAAAATATATTGTTCGTAATCTCCAATTGAAAGTTCTAATAATGAGTCCATTTGCTCATCTTCTAACTCAACACCTCTAACAGGTGCACCAAGAAGGGCTTTAATTCTTCTATAGAGTTTACTTCTTTCTGGTTCTACAATAATTGCCATATTGTCTATAAATATCAAATATCTGCAAATATGTTTGATTTTGGAAATACATAATTACCATCTATAATTTTTGTATTTTCATTTTTAAACACAATTGTTTTATTTTTATTATTAAAAACTAAATAATCTGTTTTGTATTGTTTTGGTGCGCTTGCTCCAAACACCATAACACTATCATCATCAAAATCTTTAACACCACTAAATGGTTTAATTTGTGCGGTTAATCTTTTACCGTCTTTGTTAATGATTGCGTCAACACCTGAAATCATATCTTCTTCAGAACCTAACCCACCAATCTTATGAACATCATCAGTTCCAAATATTTTTCTTAAGGCAATAACTGTAATATCTTCCCTTTCTTCACCTTTGGCATCTGTTTGTACCAATTTCTGAACAATGTTTTGAAAAGTTTTAGATGTTGACAAATTAAAGATTCGGTCCCTTAAATCATAAAGATATTTTGAAAATCTTTCAACCTCCTTTATTTGAGCAAATTCATCTTTACCTCTAAATGATATTGGCGGAATTTTATTTTTAACCAAATAAACATTTAAATCATTCATTAAAATACAAAATGAACTGTAATTTGTGTTTAATTTGTTAATAACTGAACGACCTGGTTTTCCGTAATTATAAATTCCCGACATTGAATCTGGTTCATACTGACCTTTTTCAAACCAATATTCTGAAAATTTTTCTTTCATGATTGAGTTAATCGTATTCATGAATTTATATTTTACTTGTTTGTTCATCGCAAACATCTTGTTAATTTCTCTAACTTCTGTTGTTGAACAACCAAGACTTTCTTTTGTTTCAACGAGTAATTCGCCAGCCAATTTTTCTTCATTAATCTTCTTTTCATTCTTTGAAGTGAGAAGTGTGTTAACAAAGTCCCAATTAATTACCGTAAAAAATTTTCCAATATATTCTTCTTTTTTATTTTGGTATCTTAAATAATAAGCGTGTTCCCACAAATCAAGACCCAATATTGGATAACCACCATCTTTAACGGTATTCATCAACGGGTTGTCTTGGTTTGATGTGGTAACTATTTTTAATTTACCTTGACCATTAATAACCAACCAACACCATCCTGAACCAAAATTCTTTTGTGCCTTTTCGGTGAATTGTTTTTTAAATTCTTCGTAAGAACCAAAGTCTTTTTTAATTTTTTCTTCAATTGGGCCGTTGATGGTTTGTTTCTTTGGAGACAACATTTTCCAAAACAATGCGTGGTTAAACGCACCACCCGCATTATTTTTAACGGTTTTGTTATATCTTGATATGCCTTTTACTATTTCTTCAAGTTCGGCATCCGCACCTTTAAGATTCGCAAGTGCTGCGTTTAATTTTTCAACATACCCTTTGTAATGTTTGTTGTAATGAACATTCATTGTTTTTGGGTCAATAAATCTACCAAGAGATGAATATGAATATGGTAATCTTTCAATACCAATTTTTTTCATTTCATTTATAATTTCTTTCTGTTCGTTTTGTATTGTCTCTTGTAAGTCTTCGTTGGTAGTTAATTTGTCTTCTAATTCTTCAATTTCGGCTTTTAATTTTTTAAATCTCATAATCTATTATTATCTTATAAATAAATAGATTTTCAAAAAACTTAACGTTTACCAAAAATTTGATTCATAATTTCTTCAACAATCTCCGCCCTACCCACATTATCACCCATTACGGTTTCAAAAATATTTTTCTTTTTATTAAGGATGTCATAAATAACCCCCTCAATTGTATTTTCAAATATTGGATAATATACTGATACATTTGACTTTTGTCCGTATCTATAACTTCGGTCTTCGGCTTGTGCGTGGTCGGAAGGAACAAATGACAAGTCATTCATTATTACTGCCTCAGCCGCTGTGAGTGTTATACCAACGCCAGCTGCTTTTAAGTTTCCGACAAACACTTTTATTTTTTCGTTGTTTTGAAATTCATCAACAGCATGTTGTCTTTTTGCTGGTGAACATGAACCATCAAGGTAAACCGCTTGTTTACCAAAATGTTCATAAATCTTATTTAAGGAATCTGTAAAGTTCGTGAAAACTATTACTTTTTTATCTTGTTCTAATATGTTCTCAACCAATTCTATAGTTGAGTTTATTTTTTCTTGTGCAATTACCTTACGTACTTTTGTAAGTTTAGTAAATTGAACGGTTAATGACGAACTTTCGTCGGGGTTTTTTTCATACCATTGAAAATATTCACCCATTAATTCTTCGTATTCTTTTGATTTTAATCTCAAATAAACGGGGGTGATAATT